CCCGCTCTCGCATCGGTATCGAACTTAAAGATGGTTCTATTCTGTCTGCCTACCACCATTGGGATGGTTATCCTGAGTGGTTGGGTCGTATTCTGAAGACTCATTATAACAGCAAAGAACTTGCCTCCGAGTTGATTGATGGTGGCGACATGAGTGCTGCTTGGAATGACAATCATGAACCCGAGTATTATTCTGCTCGTGGTGAAGATGTTCCTCCTCGCCTTGATAAGAATCTGTGCGAGTATCTTCTGCCCAATAATAGCGAAGAGTTTGCTTATGTATTTCGTGCTGGTGCGTGGGTATGCTACGACATGCACCAGTTTGATGATAGCAAACTGCCCGAAGTTGTTGAAATCCCCTCTGGAGCTCTTGCGGCATGACTAAAACGGAACGCAAGTATTTGATTGGCACTTTACTCGGCGTGGCGGCAATCATTGGTTGGAACCTGTTTCTAATTCAACGCGATGATCGCATGTATAAAGCATACTACAAACAGCAAGCATTGACAAACGTCGAACAATCTACTAAAATTAAGGAGTAGTTAATCAGAAAAGATGAAATCACTTTACATTGTCGATTATTGGGTTGGTTTTCCTACTTCAGAATATGGTGGCACAATTACTGTCATTGCCAAAGATGATAATGAATGTCACGATCTACTGCTGAATTGGCGAGATGAGTATTCAGAATCGTATGATGATCGTATTCTTGCCAATGTAGTTAAGGCACCACGTTTTGCTCTCGTTGAAGAAGAAGAATCTCGCATTGTTGATTCATTTGTAACCTGATTATGTCTGTCAAGTTTCCTCACAAAGCACCGAACAATTATCACTATGAGCAAACACTATTCAAGCGAAATGTCACTGCAATTTGGATTTGTGATGATCGCACTTACGATTATAACAACGGTGAGCCTGTTCGGTGCATATGGGGATTCTACAATTCCAAAACAAGACAATACCATTCCCCAGTTAATTCATCGACAGTGGGTAGTGTAGTAGACGCACAGAAAACTACACCCTACTCTGCAATGCAAGTTAAAGTTACTCCCCTTGAAGCTGCGTTCTCATGACTAATCTACAACGTCAAATCTTGATCGAGATTGAAGATCATTGGAATCATCAAATGTGTTATCTAGTAGATAAAGATCGTTATGATGATGCTGATGCACTATACCTAGAGTTTGTTGTTGATGGTGAAGAGCCTGAAGATTGGATGTTCTTGGAGGATCTTGATGCTGTTGTCTGAGGGTGATTCTGTTAAGTATAAAAATGTTGTGGGAATTGTCACATTTATGTGTGACTCTTCCCTTTCTATTTTGGTAACAAGTGGACAGCATCCTTCACATGATGTTCGTGTTGTTGTTCATAAATTAGATTATAATAAGATCATCAAATTATGAATACATTTCATCACGCAATATTTCCATCAATAGTTACAGAAACTAAATGTCATTTGTATAAAAATATTCGCAATGATCTGATTAAATGGATTTATGAATATCAATCAAAAACTGAATCTGTAATTTATAGTAATCGTGGAGAAGGATGGCAATCTCCAGGAAATTTTTATTTACAAGAGTCTTTTTATGAGTATAAAAATTACATTTTAAATAATGCGCTCCAGGCATTATCATGTTACAACCGCAAATTTAATTTAGCAAATATGTGGATTAATATTAACGGTAGGGAAAGTCATAACATAACTCATTGCCATCCTTCTGCAATTTTAGCTGGTGTTCTTTGGGTAAAAATATCTGAAAATTGTGGAGATTTGGTATTTGATAATCCAAAAACTTTTGACGAGCATACTTTAATAGAAAGTATTGATAAAAATATTGGAAGAGATAGGCATTACAGTAATGCATTCGTATTCACACCACAAGAAGGTACAATAGTTTTATTTCCTGCACATTTATATCATCATGTTGAACCAAATAAATCAAATGAAGATCGTATTTCAATTGCTTTCAATCTAAATACCTAAAAAGATAAAAGATGAAGTCATTTAAGGATTTTCAAGAGAAACTTGAGCGTGGTAGATTAACACCATCAACACCTGCACAAACGCAACAGCAGCAAGCCACAAGCGCCCGGAGAGCGAATGTAATTGCTCGTAGGATGCGTAACCGAGCTGAAGATGAATTATCAGCACATCAGTCAAACATGAGAATATTACTCAAAAAAAGTGGAGAAGACATCAAAGGTAGCCACTAATTGAACTGTCCACCATCTTGCCAACTGCTCACTGTTCAATGTATAGTGGCCATGTTCTTGAGGGACACTATGTACGACGAACTTTGGACTGAGATTGTTGATGCTCCTGGTGAGCTCTTTGACATTCCTGAACTTCGTGAAGACGAAGGTTTTGACTTCAATGAATACCTTACTGCTGACTACGATTACTGAAATGAAATCCTCTGAAGTGCTGAAACAAATGAAAGAGTTGCGCGAAGAGTGGCATCGCAACTATTTTCAACTCACAAAAGAACAACACAAACAGTATAACGAATTGCGAAATCTACGTTATGAACGTGTGAAAGAATTGCAAGAGTGTGCCAGTGCTTAAACTGTCACAAGGGGTCTTTACGGACCCCCTTTTTCATGTATGATGGCCACATGAAGAACACTCACCTCGAACATCCCGAAGATTCTGCACTGCTCGGCAAGAAAGCCGTGCAGAATACTATCAAGTATCTTCGCAACTATAAGGGTAGTTGCACTGTCAAATACGATGGTGCTCCCGCTATTGTGTTTGGCACGAATCCTGAGAATGGTAAGTTTTTCGTTGGTACAAAAAGTGTATTCAACAAGGTAAAAGTAAAGATCAATTATACTCACGATGACATCGAAAAGAATCATGGTAACAATCTTAAAGTTGCTGGGATTCTCCACACTTGTCTCGAAACTCTCCCGAAGGTGGAAGGCATTTATCAGGGTGATTTTATTGGTTTTGGTGGTACAAATACTTTCACTCCCAATACTATCACTTATGCTTTCGATTCCCTTCCAAATTCTATTGCTATTGTGTTTGCTTGTCACACTTCTTATCATGGTAAGACGATGAGAGAATTGACTGCATCTTTCAATGTGCCAGAGTATCTGAAGCACAACTTTATGTCAACTTATTTCGTGAATACTGATGCAGTTATTATCTCCCGTCGTCGTCGAATTGATTACATTCTTAGTTTTGCAAGTGTGGTTAGCAATTTTGTTAAGTACCCTGATGCAAAAGAAGTAGCACAACTGCAGATTGCAGTCAATAAGTGTATTCGTGAAGGTCGCTCAGTTTCTGATGTTTTGAGTGGCAATCTGTTGCTGCTGTTTAATCTACTCACCGAAGCTAAATTGCTGTTGATGGAAGGAATCACCGTCACTGGTGATGATGTTCGCGCTACGATTGAACTCGGTGTTGATTACATCAACTCTGGTCATGAGGGTTATGTTCACTGCAACGATTATGGTGCTTATAAATTAGTTAATCGTGAAGTATTCTCACACTATAACTTCACACTTCCCAAAGGTTGGTAACATGCGGCATAAAAGTTTATCCACAAGTGATGGTAATGTTGTTCAGATTTATGATGATGTTTTCTCAGCTATTGAAAGAAAAGATCACATGGTTTTTAGCCATCGAGCAAAATACACAATTAATAAAATAACATCATCTCCATTTTCTGATGTTTTTCAGTTTTACTTGAAATGCAATTTAAATCAAGAAGATTTGGATAAATTTGGTATATTTAATAATGAAAATGTACATCAGATTGTTAAACAGAATGTTGGTGATGATGTTGAAATTAAAGAAAGTTGGTTTTTAGCATGTTCTTCAACATTATCTGCACACATTTTTCATACTGATGCTGTTTGGCCTGGATGTTCCATTTTATCATACTATGTGAATAGGGAGTGGGATCAAAACTGGCATGGAGAAACTTTGTTTGCAAATAATTCTGGAGAATGTGAAATTGCAGTTCAGTATAATCCAGGAAGAGTGATTGTCTATAGTGCAGACACTTTTCATGCATCTGGTCCAATAACAATACCAGATCAAATTAGATACCTATTTGTATGCGTTTTAAAGGCTAAATAGGACAGTTGTCATAAAACAATGCAAGACGAGTTTTACATCACAAATGGTATCAATCATCATCACTGCAATTCACTTGAAGAGGCATACGAGTTGGGACAATTTTATGCAACGGAATTGCAAGGAGAAATTAGAATCTTTGTAAATAGCACATTTCATGATAAGATAACACCACAACCTAAAAATGAATCCATTTGAGACAACTTTAGATCAATTCATTTCTGTTTATGATGTTTTTGATGTAAATGAAAGAAAGTTAATTCTTTCAGAACTTGATAGTGTTGATTGGCAAAATAGCACATTTTATAATTTACAAAAAAGAGAAAGTTATAGTAATAATGATGAACCAAAAGCCTATCTTGGATTGATTCAATCTCATGAATGGATCATGAGTAAATTTTATGATGTCATTGGTAAATACATTTTAGAAGAACATGTGACAGATTACTTTTGTAAGTGGAATGGATTTAGTTATCCAAAATACCTTCGTTATCATCCAGGATGCACAATTATTCCCCATTGCGATCACATTCATAGTTTGTTTGACGGTAACATAAAAGGTGTTCCATTTTTGAGTCTTGTCACATTATTAAATGACGATTTTGTTGGTGGTGATTTCATGATTGGTGATTGTAAAATAGAATTGAAAGCAGGGCAAACAATACTATTTCCATCTTCGTTTTTGTATCCTCATCAAGTTACAACTGTTCTAGAAGGTATAAGAAACTCTATCGCAGTGTGGGTGTACTAGTGTGACAGTCAAATAAGTGTCACAAGCCCCCTTGTGCAGAGCCCTTGGCCGTCGTATTATGGCCATGTTGAGAGGAATCCACATGACTCACATCATCGCAGAGCGCACCACAATGTCGCAAGGGATGCCCATCACCGTTACCACTGTAGACGGTTTGAATCGTATTCAGATTAACAACAAACTGCACGATCTTGGTGAGCAAATTCTAAAGCTTCGTATGGAACAAGATGCTCTCCTGCAGATGCGTAACATGATCGACGCTGAGAATGATCGCCGCGAGATGGGTGATCTGTTCGATGAAATGTTCGGAGGTTGATGTCATGACTGTCGTTACACTTTCCAAGTATTCTGCACAACAAGAGGCACAAGGTAGCATCGAAAATGCTATCCTGGGTCACACTTATGCGTTGTGTGAAGCATTGCGTCAGAACTTCATCGAGTATTCTATCAAGTCTCATGCACTTGCCACTGAAGGTATAGATTATCACAATGCACAGATTGCTATGCTGAAGGCAGGCATCTGTGACTATGATTTTTACCCTGAGACTGGTAAAAAGTATCACAAAGTTATCATGAGCGTTCGTGGATCTCGCTCTGTTCATTGTTTCATTGACAAGAAAACTGGCGAGGTTTATAAGTCTGCATCGTGGAAAGCTCCTGCCAAAGGTGTTCGTTATGATCTGCGAATCATCGAGCAGCGTGAGTATTTGCTGCAACATGCTGATTGGGCAGGTTCTTATCTGTACGCACGATGATGTATTCTAATCTTTCCAAGATTCGTCCGAAACTGAGAACATCTGGCAATGTGACTGGCAACTTCGGACGCCCAAAAGCTAAAGCAGGTTCTTCACTCAATGATCTCGGAATGACTAACGCAAAGACTGTCAAATGTACCACACAAGATGAATACCTGAATCGTCTACATTATGCGTTTGATAATACAAACGATCCAAAGTTGCGTCAGTTCATTTATACTGAGATTCGTAAGATTCATGTTCAGCGAGGAACTTGGTAAATGCTCTATTTCCTTATCATTTCAGCAGCATTTGCGTGGTTCTTTTTTGTTCTATTCTCCAAGCATTTTGATTACTTAAACAAAGATGATTGAGCTTGCACTGATCACATCACTCTCCACCGCACAGATAGAAGAGAGAATCAACAGAGCTTGTGCCTACATTGTTGGTATCCCATACGCATCTGACAACTTTAGCGATAGAGAATGGGAAAGATTTGTGGTATGCAAGAATTTTATGAAACGCAATTTTACTCATAAAATACGCTGATCGTTCAGCCCCTTGACCCGAGCCCCCATCCATCGTATATTGGCCATGTTGAGAGGAATCACTCCATGACTTTCGCTGAAGCATTGATCGCTGCAGGTTATGTATTCGATGCAGAGGATTATGATGGTTGTTTTGTAAAAGTTGACTCCGAAGGTTTCATTCATTGTTATCAGGAAGGTGAGGATGATAATGAGTGGAATTATGTTAAAATGACCAATGAGTTTGATGTCATCACCGAGGTGACTTTCGATCCCGATTCTAACACTGTTGTCAAATGAAAATTTATAAGGTTACATTTTTGATGTCCGATTTTTATGATTATGTTCTCTCATTTTATGGTGAGAATGGTATCTACAAGATCGGAGCTACGTTGGACATGGTAATGGAAGCTACAGAGAAATACATCAACTCTGGAGCTAACTTTTATGGTGATAGTTTTGACCGTGAACACATTCGTGACATTATGATCAACGATTATGGACTGAAGATGGTATAACAAACCATGTGCCAGTTGTCTGGCTGTCCACCATTCTCCCCACTGGGCAGCCAGGTTTGGTATCTTGGCCATGTTGAGAGGAATCACCCCGATGGATCAAGTCTACTCTTACGTCACCAGCTGGAAGGAAGGCAAAGTCAATCAAATGTTCATTCAGAAAGTGACACCTGAATGGCAAGAATGTGGTCACCAGTATGTTGCGATTGCTCTTAATCCTGAGACCAATAAAAGTATGGTGATGAGCAAGCCACGCTCCCATTATGATACTCTCCAATGGGTTCGTCGCTTCTGTGGTTCATTCTCTCTGCTCTACTGATTATGAACACTCAAGAACAAATTGATCGTGTCATCAAGATACTTGAAAATGCAGTTCAAGAGAATCTTTTGGCAGGGGATAATCCCGATAAAGGTTATCCTTACGCTGCAGGCTATTCTCGCTCTGCTATGATCGGAGCGATTGATGATCTCAAACGTATTGTAACTCAACTGGACAAATGATGCACACTGGTTTCACTCTCAATCGCGTAAGTTTCACTCAAGATGAAGAAACCTGCATTCTCAAGTTTCTCAACAATGCAAGAGAATGTGGCCACCCAAGTGCTAACGAACAGTGGTATCCAGTTATTGATAGTATTCTGCAAAAGTATTTCGATTCTGATGTAAAAGAAGCGCAGGCATGGCAGACCGTGTGACAGTTGCACGGCTGTCCACCATTCTCCCCATTGCTCCCGAATCCTTGGTATCTTGGCCATGTTGAGAGGAATCACCTGATGCGAATTGATGTTAAGTGCTACGGCGCTCCCTGGGAGAACACTACCACCGATCTCGATCGAGCATACGATCTCGCGTATAGCTTGAGTGAAGAGTATCAGTGCGATGTGGACCTCCGTTATAATGAAACGGGCATCATCTTCACCACTGTTTCTAACTACTGATCATGCAATTCCAAGTTACTTACATCGACTTCGACTTTTCTTCTGATGATGATACCTGGGGAGATGTTGACCCAGATTATCAACAAGAAGTGACAGAGGAAACGATTGGTCAAATCTGGGAAGCATGTGATGAAGATGATCTAATCGAAGAGATCACATGTGCTACAGGTTGGTGTATTCGATCCATTGATTATCGCACTGTTCTGAAATGATTGCCCTTCCGAATCCTACTGCTAAAATGACACTGACTCAAGACCAGCTTTCGAAACTGATTCAACTCTATGCTGAGCAAGTTGTTGATAGTATGGATGTGCGCGATTTATGTGCCTTTGCGATTGACACAATTTGTGATAACATGGATGGGCTGAGTGAGGATGAAATTAAAACAGAGATTGAAGAGCTTTATGATCATGAAATGCTCGCTGACCTGCTGGAGAGTGTGACAGCCGACTAAGTGGCACCCAGCCCCTTGTAGAGGGCCCCAGGGGGTCGTATATTGGCCACATGAGGGGGAGGGAACGACCCCCCACCCTCCTCCCGATCCTTTCTCTTCTCAAACCATGCGCAAGATCGAAACCCAGATGAACAAAGCCATCACCGCTGGTGTTGACTTCAAGAGTGCAAACACCGAGGTTATTTCTTGCACCAACGTTGCCGATGTATTCCTGCATGGTAACTTGATTGCTCGCATCGGTGAGACCTGGATTGAACTGTTCGATGGCGGTTGGCGCACTGCTACCACCAAAAGCCGTCTCAATGCTATTCTCGCTGAGCATGGCTGCCCTGGTGAGTATGTCTTTCAGAA